TAGCTTTTATAGATAATGCCTTTCTTAAAAGCTTTATTCATCAATTAGTTTTTGCAAACTACGGCGATAATACAGTAGAAGTTGAGGATTTACAGTTTGCTGTTTATAATATAGGGGATTATTATGGAAGACATAAAGATGCTAATAAAGATAATAAAAGGACACTGAGTGTTAGTGTTCAGCTTTCTAATCCTTCTAACTATGAAGGAGGAGAATTAATTTTTGACAATATAGAACCTATTGAAAAAGCACAAGGAACCGTAATAATATTCCCCTCTACTTTATATCATAGAGTAAGTCCTATAGTATCAGGAGTAAGATACTCTTTAGTACAGTGGTATCATGGATAGAAAAAGAAAAGCAATAATAAGCGATAGAATTTATATGGACTTAGATCTAAAAACTTTGACTAAGGTAGATAAGGAATTAACATATGCTATACCATCATATAAATTTGGAGATCCGCCTATAGTAATTAAAAATATGGCAAGGATAAGAGGTACGTTAGTAGCGATTCCAGTAGGAAGAATGGATTTAATACCTGAAGACTATGAAATAACAGATAAAAGAACAATGAAACCCGTAGATTTCCCAGAGTTTAAGCTTACTTTACGACCAAGCCAACAACAAGTATTTGACGAAGTTAATGATAATTCTATAATTAACGCTTGGGTAAGTTGGGGAAAGACATTTACAGGACTAGCAATAGCTGGAAAATTAGGACAAAAAACATTGATTGTTACACATACTTTACCACTAAGAAAACAATGGGAAGATGAAGTAAAGAAAGTTTATGATTTTAAACCTGGGGTGATAGGTAGTGGTAAATTTGAAATAGAGCCTTCAATAGTAGTAGGGAATATTCAAACATTATACAGAAGATTACCAGAAATTAGAAGTAAGTTTGGTACAGTTATATTAGATGAGATGCATCACGTTAGTAGTCCAACATTTTCAAGAATTATAGATAAAAATGCAGCTAGATATAAAATAGGTTTAACAGGTACTCTAGAAAGAAAAGATGGTAGACACGTAGTTTTTAGAGATTATTTTGGGGATAATGTCTTAAAACCACCAAAAGAAAACTTTATGATACCAAAAATTGATGTCCTAAAATTGGATATTCGTTTTATGGATGGATCATCAATTCCTTGGGCTAATAGAGTGAATGAGTTGGCTTATGACCCAGAGTATCAAAACTCTGTGGCTTTAACTGCTAGTGCATATGCAGCACGTGGTCATAAAGTGTTAGTAGTATCTGATAGAGTGGACTTCTTAAAAAGTTGTGCCAGACTAACTGGTGACGATGCAGTTTGTGTAACAGGAGCAATCCCTCACGAAGAAAGACCAGACATAATTAATCAAATATTTAAAGATAAAAACATACTGTATGGGACACAAAGTATTTTCTCAGAAGGCATTTCTTTAGATGTTCTTAGCTGTTTAGTTCTTGGTACGCCTGTAAATAACGAACCATTACTTACACAGTTAATTGGAAGGATTGTTCGTAATTATGAAGGAAAAATGCAACCTACTGTAGTAGATATTAATCTAAAAGGAAATACTGCAAGACGACAGGCTAATGCACGACTTGGCTATTACATTAAACAAGGGTATGAAGTATCAACCCTATAATGACCTCCAAAAAATACTACTTGACAAGAGTTTAAAAATTTGATATAATATAATGATAAAATATAATTGGGAAAAGATTTTAGAAATAACGGAAGCGGATGCAGGTTCGATTATTGTGATAATACATATGTTGACCTACCCTAGAGTTCCTTATAACTTCAAAGATCCTACTTATAAATATTATGGTCAGACTTTCGAAGGCTTTAGTTATCTGTTAAATCCAGAAGAACTATTAAAAAAGCGAACTAATTACTCTAAACAAGAAATTGCCGAGTATGTCGGAGTGGCTTCTTATCGAAACTATAATGACTATAAAGAAAACGGGGAAACCAATCTTCCTCTAATTAATCTGCCTATGTTGGCAGAAATATTTGAAAACAACAGACTTCTTCATTTTAAGGACGGGATGGTACACTTTAAATATGAATAAGACGCTAAAATAACAGAGAAATAAAATGGCTATAAAATTTAATCAAGCACAAGGAAGTGCAGTAAAAAATAAAATAGATCAATACACCTATAAAGAGGGTGACAATATTATACGTATGGTAGGTGATCTACTACCAAGATATGTATACTGGGTTAAAGGCGAAAACGGAAAAAACATTCCTATGGAGTGCCTCGCTTTTGATAGAGAAACTGAAACATTTAATAACATGGAAAAAGATTACGTTCGTGATTTTTTCCCTGAAATTAAGTGTGGTTGGGCATATGCAATTCAATGTATAGACCCTAACGATGGTAAAGTCAAAGTATTAAACCTTAAGAAAAAACTAATGGAACAAATCATGGTAGCAGCTGAAGATCTTGGAGATCCTACTGATGCAGAAAAGGGTTGGGACATTTATTTTCAAAGAGTTAAGACTGGACCAATGGCTTTTAATGTTGAATATAGACTTCAAGCATTAAAATGCAAAAACAGAGCATTAAGCGAAACTGAAGCCGCAGCTACAGAAGAGCTTCGTTCAATGGATGACGTCCTTCCAAGACCTACTCCTGATGCTCAACTTGAGTTACTTCAACGAATAACTCAACCTTCTGGTGCAGAAGCTCCTGAAGAAGTAAGTAAAGAGTTTAATATATCATGATTGGTGTAGGAAAAGACTTTCCAGATTTTAATTACTTAGAAGGAGTAAATCCTAGTAATGAAATAGTATCTATAGATATGTATTCTCAGATGAGTACTTCAGACTGGAAAGTTGTATACTTTTATCCTAAAGACTTTACTTTTATTTGTCCAACAGAAATATCCCAAATGGATATATTAACTGAACACGCTAGTGTTATAGGCATAAGTGGAGATAATGAGTTTTGTAAACTCGCTTGGAAACAAAGTAATCCAATGATTGAAAATATTAATCACATTCTTGCGGCAGATTGTGGACTAGATCTTGCAAATGAATTAGGTATTGTGCAAGACGGAGTCTGTTTAAGAGCAACTTATATTGTTGATACTAGTGGAACAATTCAACATGTATCGGTAAATGCTTTAGACACAGGAAGAAACGCTCACGAAATTCTTAGAACTTTAAAAGCATTACAAGCTGGTGGATTAACTGGCTGTAATTGGCAAGAAGGGGAAGATTTCGTAGCATGATTCTATTTACGGCAGACTGGCATTTAAAGCTAGGTCAAAAGAATGTGCCCCTGCCGTGGGCTTGTTCTCGCTTTGAGCTATTCTTTGAAGAAATAAGAAAGATAGAGAAATATGCAGAAATGCATATTATTGGAGGAGATCTATTTGATAGAGTTCCTACAATGGATGAACTTACTCTCTATTTTGATTTCATTAAAGATGTAAGTATTCCAACATATATATTTGATGGAAACCACGAAGCGACTAAAAAGAATAAAACATTCTTTTCAAACTTAAAAAGAGCTACTCAAAATGTGAACGATCTTGTTACAATAGTAGATAAGACCACAGAGTTTGAGTGGGGTACAATTTTACCTTATTGTGATTTACACAAAGAAAGATCAATAGAAAGTTGTAATCCAGAAAAGCTTCTTTTTACGCACGTACGGGGTGAAATAAAACCACACGTAACCCCAGAGGTTGATCTGGATAGGTTCTTACCTTTCCCTAATGTATTCGCAGGTGACTTACATAGTCATTCTAATACACAAGGAAATCTAATCTATCCAGGCAGCCCAATGACTACTTCTTTTCATAGAGAAATAGTTAAAACAGGATATATACAAATTTTAAACCCAAACTATTGGGAATGGCAGGAATTTGAACTTCCACAACTACTTAGAAAAACAATAGGTTCTGAGGACAAAATGATTGCAACTGACTATCATCATACGATCTATGAGATAGAAGGAGATGTAGCAGATTTAGCAACAGTTAAGAACTCAGAACTATTAGATAAGAAAGTAGTAAAACGAAGTACAGAAGCGACACTTAATTTAAAAAATATGACTATTGATGAAGAATT